ACGTTATCAGCACCTACTGGGAGCAATTCCCCTGCACCGATAGCCCAAAAGTCTGCTGCGGCGGCTGCTACGTAAGTAGTACCAACCAACAGTTCATCAATGTAATTCATAATACTATTCCTGTAAAGACGTTAAATTTACTGGCGGCTTCCTAGCGTCCCCTATAAGGCTAATAGCTAATTGGGCAGCGCCTTTAACAATTTCGTCATGTGTATGCACAGGTAGCATACAATCGACACCATTTAAAATCGAAATTGCAGAAGGGTTAGATATGTATGATAGTTCATAAGATTGCAATGTTATCCCAGAGCCGTGAAATACGACTATGGTATCACCTTCCATGAACCTCAAACATTTTCTCTTATTTGGCTTTTTATAAGGATTTACCAGAGATACTGAAAGTTCATCATGAGTGATGATTTCTACTGGAACTCTTTTACCAGTACAACCAGTGTAAACAATGGTTGCAATTTCAGATATAGAGAACAGATAATCTCCGGGTAAAGCGATGTCTTTACTGTTAGGTCTATTTGCCGCAGGTGCTGCAGGTGCTGGAGTTGCTACTTTGAACAACGCTCTTAAATCATCTGTCCTCTTCTGAGTTTCCTCAACACTATGTTGAGTCATGTTACGAAGACCATATCTCTCTTTGACAAAAGTGATTTGATAATCGTTCAATGCCAACTCTACTTCCTCCGGCTCAAACTCAGTGAAAGTATTATCGAAAACAGTGTTAGTATAATACTTAAAGCGTTGATACATTTCGGCAGCTGTCATACTCCCTGCACCATGCGCTCAAATTGAATCTTCATGTTTTGATTCTTTGGGTCAGCTAAGAAAGCTGCGGCCAAAGCTCTGGTAGCTCCTAGGAAGTGGTCTCCGTATTCGATTCCATTGTTGGACTCTCTAGCTACCCCGGTACTGATAAGTTTTTGCAACAAAGTGCGTTCAGCCTTATGAGGCATTTCAGTGGCTTTAATGAATTCTGCAGGAGTTGCATCAATCATTGTGTACAGAATTTCGTTAACATCATTGTCATTCATGTCTTGCACATTATGACCAAGGATGTAAGCCAGCTTACGACGTTCTCCGTCACTAAACTTAGAAAACTTTTCATAAGCCTCTGCACGAACCTCGTGAAACTTATTATGATTCGATTGTACTTCATGAGCATTTGACATGACCCACTGAGCAAATGGCCACTGGTCTCTCTCCGCTTCAGAATTAGCAACTCTCTTATGCCCACGCAAGACACAATACTTGATGTAGTCCATAGGAATAGAAAGATCCAACTGGTCACTAACCGGGTTAATCATAATACGACCTTCCGTACTCCAGTACTGATTGCTGATTTGCTTGCTCAATGTAAGCCTTGGCAACTCAAGCATCTCTTCAAGAATTTCAGCTTCTTCATTGCTGAAATCAATGATGTACATTGTCTTTTTGGAAGTCGGTACAAGTGTTTCTCCAGCACCATTGTACTTGATAAACTTCTCATTACCCATTTTGAACTCGTCCTTGTTCAATGGCCAAGCAAGTTCATACAATGGGATAATAGCAACCTTGCCAGACATTTTATTAGCTAAGGCTTCACGAACAGATTCCTTATCTTTGTTAGGAAGTTTAGCTGTCATAATAGCAGCTGCATTCACAACTTCTTCTTTGGGACTGGACAAAGTCTCTACGTCCACAGTTTTCTTATCACTCATGGTATTAATGATGATTAAAAAAGAAAAAAGAGAGTGGCATTTCTACCACTCTCTGTTTAACATTTGATTAGGCGGATGCCGTACAGATCAATTCACCACAGCTAAGTGGGTTTGCAATTTTGATGTTTGACTCAGACAGACAGAATACACTGTAACCATCTTCGCCGGAACTACGCTGGGTACTGATCGACTTTCCAGGATTGCCCATAGGGTCGATAGAACCTGCTGTATGCCAGCTGATAAACTCGCTGTCTTTCTTGTACATCTTCATGATGTTGCTCTTGCCTTCCTTCATACCGAAGTCGAGGATGGTAAAGCGATAAGAGGACAGGGGGCGTCCTGATTTCCAATGCACTTCACGCTCAGTTACGAGGTTATCGTAAAGAGGCAGTTTCTTCAGCGTCAAAGTGATACCGTTAGGACCTTTGTACTGAGTGAACTGACCTTGCAAGATAAGTGATTGACCTTCGCCACCAACAAACTTGGATTGATCAACTGCACGGAAAGTGCTTGCTTCGTCCTTCAATGCGCGGTCGAATTCAATGAATCCGAACTCGCCAGTGAATGCAACAAAGTGACGGTCGCTTTCATCCTTTACATTGTAGCTGAGGTCAGCCAAAAATTCAAGGATTACGTCCTTCGTCAAAGAGGTGTACTCACGCTTGTTAGCAGGAGCAATCTGGTCACGAATACCAGCACCAACATACACTGGGCGGTTACCACCGCTCTTCATTGCAACTTCACCGTTTGGCTTACGGTTATAAGTGGAGAACCAGTACTGGCGTTCCAACTCCTTGTAATACTGCTTCATGAACTTCCATTCTGCAGTGTGAATCCAATAGGTTTTGGACTTGTTACCGGCGTTGAAAATGAATTCAATTACGTCAGTAGCTGCAGAGCGGCTCACGGTGTAGGATTTGAACAAGGTTGTCAAGTTGTTACGCAACTTAACAAACGTGCCAAAAGTGGTGTCGGAAGGCTTATCAAATTCAGAGTGCGCTGAGAACTCTTTCGAGAAGCGCGCCCCTGCAGCGATAAGTGCAGCTGGCATAGACAGCGTGCTATCAGGGTTAACCAACTGAAGAGTGTACAACCAGTGACCTTGGTAAGGTTGTGGCTCTTGGCACACAAACACTTGGTAACGACGGCTGCTGTCATCAGGGTTGAGTACATCGGAACGGCTAAACCAGCGATCCTTGAATACTACCCGCATAGTTGCATGGCCCAAGCCAGGGTTAGCAGTACCACCTTCGAGGTTAGACATTACGCGAATTGCGCGCTCGTCATCTGCATCTAGGTAGTACTCGTATTCGATGTTACCAATCTCTTCCTTACGACCAGTTCCAGTCGTAAGATAGTGCATTGGTGTCTCACCTGCATCGCCCATGTAACGAGCCATGATTTGATTCGTCGCGTGAGGCTTGGTGAGAAATGCGTTTCTAAGGTGCGAACTTTCCGTCATCCCAGAGTGCCATTTTGCACCTCTTACTTGAATAGGGGATGTAGCGGAAGTTGTTGACATACCACTCATAATTAGTAACTGCTTGCGATCAGGTCTAACACATCGTCGTCGTCAGTTTGCTTAGCAGGTTTCCCTTTGCCGGCAGCTGTCTGAATCTTAGCACTTGACTGTGCCAGTTTTTCCAACGCATGGGATAGACTTTCTGTATCTTGTGATTTGAAGATATTTGACATTTGCGTAAAGTCGAAATTTACCATTTCTAATAATTGCAAAAATACATATCTACTGACCTTCTGCTCATCGGTCATTTTTGCTTCCTTCTGTTGTTGCTTATTTTTGCCCTCAGCATCAACTGAATAGATATAGTCCTCTAACTGTTTTCTGTATGTGGGAGGAACATCGAATCCTTCGATCTTTTCCTTACGGATTGTGTTAAGGGTTAAATCCTTCAGTTTAGATAGCTTGGCTTTATTAGCACTTTCAGTTTCAGAAGCTTTTTGGTATTCAATCGCTTCCTTTTCAGTCTGCTCCTTTTGGAGAGCTTTCAAGGCATCTGCTGCTTCTTCTCCTAGTAAATCAGATTTTTCAAGTTTGGCAATACGATTGGCAATCGCCTCCGGCTCCAAACCTTTTGCAGATAAAAACTTCTGCATGACAATCTTACTTGCTTCTGCACTAGCTGCCACCTTTTCAGGGGCATACAAGTTCCAGTTAACAGCACGAATACTTTGCAGTTTAGAAATATCTCCTCCCTGCTTAATAAATTCGATGTCCTTGCGTTTCTGTTCGTCAACTCCATCAAAGTATTTATCTACAGCATCTTTACTAATCTGCTCATTATGTTTGTTGAATACTTCTTTGAACTGGTCAATAGAAGCTTCCCCACTAAGTTCTGTATCAACATTAACAACACCAGTATCCTTTAAAAAGGTAAGTAGCGTGTTAAGTGGACTAGTTTTAGTATCTCCTGCGGCAGGCTTTTGAGGGGCCGTTTTAGCAGGTTGAGATTTAACTTTCTTGTCTTTGTCTGGGTCTGGACTATCTTTGTCAGTACCTTTGTTCTTTTCGGGGCCAGGTTCATCACCTTTGTCCGTGTCCTCAGCTTCTTCATCTTCTGTATCAGCAGAGTTGTCATTAGTACTATCACTTGCATCTTCTGAATCGTCATCTACAAGTGCCCCTAGCAGTTCATCTTTATCAGTGTCCTGTGAGAGGTCTTCATCCAAATCCTCGAATGGATTAGTTGCCATTGTTGAATATAATAAAAGTTTCTGAAAATTTCAATATTTTCCGCAAATTATTTTTTTGCAGATTTATTTAGTGCATCTCTCTTTAGCTGTTCCTCTGCAAGATTCCTACGCTTTTCCTCAGCGAGTTTCTCTTCTTCAAGTTTGAGCTCTCTGGAGTCCATTTGCTTTTTATGTTCAACCATAGATTCTACAGAAGAAGCTTCTGCGGCTTTGCTCAGGTTATTAAGCTTAGCCATTTCTATGGTTTCTCTAGATTTAAGTTCATCATATTTGAACTTCATTTCATCAGCATCACGTTTAGCTGTAATTGCGTTTGCTTCTTGCTGAGCCTTAGCATTTTCCTGAGCCCTAGCATTCTGCATTTCGTCAATTTCCTTCTGAGCTTTCTCTAGGTCTTTAACTACAGCCGCAATGTTATCTTTCTGGTAGATGCTTACAATGTCCTTAAATCTTACGTTACCTGCTTGCAATCCGGCTTGTGCCAAACCTTGCAAAGCTTCCAGTGTACGTTGGTCTTTACCAGAACTTGTAATGAAGATTCCCTGAGAGGTTGCTGCGAAGTCTGGGCCGCTAAATTCTAGTATCTTGTGACCGACTTCGTCGTCGATGTACGAGATGACTTTATGAGGATTCTCAGCATAACATACGCGAGCAGTGTCAAGAAGTGCTTCATACACTGATCTTTTAACGGAATCATGACGGTCAAACCAATATTCTGTAATGTGTGTACTCTGCACAACAGAACGTTCTGCATTGGTAGCCGTTTCACTGATTCCTGCACCACCTAGACGCTGTCTGGTAATACCTGTCAGTTCTTCGAATTCTTGTTTAATCCTATCAAGCATTTGAATATGGTCATTAATGAACTGAGTCATCTGAGCATTCAATACTTGAAATTGATTAAATGTGTTTTGCTCACCTTCCTCACGACTGTTCACAAACAATACGTTCATGGCTTCCATATAGTATAGCCACTGATCTAAGTTGATGCCTTTACTCTTAGGCAACTGAGCCAAGTCCATCAATACAATAGGGCCTTTATTCTTAGCAAATGCAAGTTCAGTCCTATAGTAGATAATGTCATACAAGTACATCAACGGCTTAGCACGGTCAATAAACGAAATTGGTTTACTGTTACGAGCACTGTAAATGTAGCCTATATAACCAAGCTTGGCACGAGAAGGATTATCAATATCCCTACGTTGTATTTTCTTTGCTCTAAGATTGATGACAATATTATCTCCAATCTTTACAGCTTCCCATACTTCATTGATAAGATAATGAGTCAGTTCCTGAGAACCTGCTTCATCTTCCCACCTAAACACTGGAGGCCCATATTTACGAGCAATTCTCTCAGCTTCTTTAGGAGCAGTGTAACTATCATCTACCAATACGAACGTAGGAGTTCCTAGTAATGGGTGAGGAGTCTTTAAAATTCCTATTTTCTGAATAGACTTCCATTCCACTTTTTGAACGAATGCCTGACCAGCCATAGGAACATTTCTACGACCACTTGGCTTTTCAGCTGCTGCATTATTCAACCAACGCACTACTGGAGTGTCTGTGGCTAAATAACTTTCTACGTCAGCAGGACTTCTGAAAGCAAGTTCTTCTAACTCTTTTACTTGTGACGGAGTGAGCGCATCATAGTATTCATCCAAGATGGCTGGAATAGACATGTACCTAGACTCAATAACTGCTTCTGCATCCTCGATTGAATATTCGTCAGCATCAGCAATAACATCAATGTCCAATGGATTACATAGTCTATAACTAGGCTCTCCGGCAATTTCACCTACATAGTGAACTTCCATTGCCACTTTAAGCACATCATAAAAAGAGTCATTAAACTTCTGACGCAATTTATACTTATGCTTAAAGTAATTCAATAACCCTTGACCTACAATAGCATATTCATCTACCCAATTCTCATCAATTTCTCTTCTGAGTTTTTCAGGTTTCTGAGCTTGTTGAGGTTGCATTTTTCCCATGGCAAGAGCTGCTAACTCTTCCATTATTATCTCACGCTCTAATTCACGCTTCTTACTAATTACCTTAGGTGACGTATTCTTCACCATAAAATTGAAAGGCCTATTTAACTCTTCACCTGCTAACAGGTTAAGTTTAGAACTTACAAAATCAAAGTGTTGAAAATTCGCAGGAAACTCACCTGTCTGTACACCATAAGGTTTTAATACATAACTGAAATCGTCAGGGTCAAGGATGCCATTGTACAAGTCATAGTTTATCTGCTTGTGCAAATAACTGTTATGTCTAGAATCTCCTAGATGACTCTCAAAAGCATCGATTACTGCCCTTCCCCACTTCTCGTTCTTCTTACTCTTTGGCAAATATTGAACTGGCAGCATTAGGATTTGTATACTGACTTACGTTCGGAAAACTATTAGTACCTGATTTATTAAATAAGTTACGCTGAAAGAACGGATCGACATCCCTAGACGTCGGAGCAGCCATAACTTTCTCCAAGTTATCCTGCATATAAAGCATAACGAGCATCAATGCCACTACCCTATCATAGTTACCCTTTGGGTCATAACTAATTAATTCCTCAAGAAGAGGGATACTTAATATCGTATGATAGTTGTAGATAATGTTTCCATTTTCATCCTCGCCACGCTTCTGCAACAACCAGTCACGCAAGTAAAGTTCAGCCTGACGTTTGATTGGCTCAGACATATGAATGCCATAACCACGTTTTACTGTACTGTTCTTGACAATAGACTTAATAATGTTGGGCTGCTCAGCTAGCAAATTCAAACATTTTCTATTCTTATAATGTGTTTGTAAGTTCTTAAGTTGGTTCTCGTATAAAGTAGTCGCATTGTAATACTGCAACAACAAAGCTAACTGGTCATAGTAATCTTCAGCAAGCTCTGGCCTTCCAGTATACTCTGCTACAATTCTAGAATACGTTTCGCCATACTGGTTA